AAATTATTTTATGTGCAGATAATGATGAAGCAGGTTTATCATTAAGAAAAGAACTAGCAAGAAGATTTGGTAAAGGTAGATGCAAATATGTCGATTTCGGTGATTATAAAGATGCAAATGAAATTTTAATTAAATTAGGTAGTTCAGAATTAAGAAGTATTTTAGACAATGCTAAAAATTTCCCTATTGAAGGAATATTAAATATAAATGACATTTGGGATAATGTTTTAAATTATAATGAAAACGGAATATCAAATTACAATGTGCGACTTGGAAACAGTCGTGAATATTATAACATTAGCTTCGGAGAATGGTCAGTATGCACAGGCGTACCCAATGCGGGAAAAAGCGATGTCATCGACCAAATATGTGTTAATCTTGCATTACACGAGGATTTTCGGATAGCAATGTTTTCACCTGAATCTTTCCCTTACGAAGGACATATAAAAAGATTGGCAAATAAAATAAATGAAAAGGATTGTGATACAGATACATTAAACAACACAAAAGATTTTATTATAGAACATTTTGATTTTGTTAAAATAGATTTAGAAAATTTAACTTTAAAAGGAATACTAGATGCTTTCAGGCAATTAGTGTTTCAAAAAGGAACTAATATTTGTGTTATAGACCCCTGGAATATGCTAGACCATAGCCAACAAAAAGATTTTACATATATAGGGAAACTACTTTCAGAGATTACTCAATTTTGTCAACAAACTAATACTCACTTATTCCTTGTAGCACACCCACGAAAAATGGAAAGTATTGATGGAAAGTATAGAGTACCCAACCCCTATGATATTTCCCAGTCAAGCGATTTCTTCAATAAAGCATATAATTGTATCACTGTTTATAGGAATCTAGGACAACAAACACAATATTTAAGTGATAGTGTTTCTATATATATACAAAAGGTTAAAAGAAAAGAAAATGGAATGCAAGGAGATTTTATGATTGCACCTGATTTTAAAAATGGTGGTACATATAAAGAAGTGAATGAATACGACCATAAAATTAATAATCAGAATAGTGACATACCATTTTAAATTTTTACATTTGTATATGTTCGACATTGAAGTTGCTATTTGTTATGGTTTTGGAGTGGGTGTATATTATACTAATGAAGATATTGAAGGTGTTGAAAAGATTGCAGATGATTTAAGAAACACAATTCAAATAGCATTTTTTTTTGTTATTATAAATATAAATTATTATACAGATGCCTAAAAAAATAAAAATAAATCAGTTATTAAAAAACTCTGATAATCCTAGATATATAAAAGAAGATAAATTTAACAAACTTGTAAAATCTATTCAGGAATTCCCAGAAATGTTAGAAAAAAGACCAATAATTGTAGATGAAAATATGATTGTTTTAGGTGGTAATATGAGATTAAGAGCCTGTTTACAAGCAGGTTTTAAAGAAGTTTGGATTGAACAAGTAACTGATTGGACTGATAAGCAAAAAAAAGAATTTATAATAAAAGACAATGTGGGTTTTGGTGAATGGGATTGGGATGTATTAGGAAACAATTATGCTTTTAAAGAACTTGAAAACTGGGGATTAGAAGTAAATTCATTTGATATTGATGATATGGAAACTAGCGATGAATTCACTTTACCTGATGGTGATAAAGAGCCATTTCAGCAACAGACTTATACACTGGCAGATAAACAAGCCATCTTGATTAAAAATGCAATTACTGATATAAAAAAAACCGAAGAATTTAAATATGTTGAAACTTTTGGTAATGAAAACGGCAATGGTAATGCTTTATATCTATTAATATCCCAATGGAAAAAAACAAACAGTTAGAAAACATTAATGTTAAAATTATAAATTCTAAAATTGCTAAAGCATATACTGTAAAAAATCACTATATGAAAACCTTTCCAAATCCATTAGTTTGTTTTGGTGTTTTTTATAATAAATTATTAAGTGGTGTAATTACATTTGGTTTAAGTCCAAGTACAGAACAAAAAATAAAAAAAATTGTACCAAAAATAAATAAAAATGAATTTATAGAAATGCAAAGAATGCATATATCAGATTCATTAAAACAAAATACAGAAAGTTATGTTTTGGGAAAAATATATAAATTGTTTAAAGCTAATACTAAAATTAAATTATTAATAACACATTCAGGTGGATGTAAAAATGACTGTGGCATTGTTTACCAAGCAAGTAGTTGGATGTATTTTGGAAAAGAATTGTGCAATGATTTTTATCATACTGATAAAGGTGAATACAAAAACATTATATCTCCTATGAGATTTGGCAGAGTTCCTAAAGAAATTATAAAACTAGGTAATCAAAAAGTAGGTGAATATTTGTTTGGTAAAGGTGAAATGATTAACTCATTTAGATATTTATATATATATCCTATTAACAAAGGCATTCGAGGTTTTTTACAAAATAAATGTGCAGAATACCCTAAAGATAGTCAAGTGTTTAGGAAAAATCAAGAGTGGATAAATGGGGGTGACCAATAGGGGTTTTAATGCAGTTCGATTCTGTACACCTCCACAAATATAATGGGTAGAGCAAAAGAAATATTAGTGAAAGTAATAAATAGTAAAATTGCTAATGATTTTATAAAAAAAAACCATTACAGTAAAAAAGTAGTTCCTAACAGTACGCTTCATTTAGGATGCTTTTTAGATAACAAACTGCACGGAGTTATGCAATATGGACCTAGTATAAATAAAAAAGGCACAATTAATTTAGTTGAGGGAACTGGTTGGAATGCGTTTATTGAACTGAATAGAATGGCTTTTGATGATTATCTACCAAAGTATTCAGAAAGCCGATGTATAGCAGTAAGCATTAGATTAATAAAAAAAAATGCACCACAAATAAAATGGATAATAAGTTTTGCAGATGGAACAAAATGTGGTGATGGAACTATTTATAGAGCAAGTGGTTTTAAATTAGTTGGAATAGTTGACAATACTGCATTAAGATTAAACCCTAAAACAGGTGAAGCTATTCACGTAATACAGGCACATCACTTAAAAATTACTAATGAATTTAAAAAATGGAAACCATTTAAAGGAAAACAATTAAAATATATTTATTTGATTGATAAAAATATGAAAATAACAAAAGAGGTTTTACCTTTTAGCGAAATAGATGTACAAAAAGCAGGAATGTATAAAGGCAAAAAAATAACAGTCAAAGAAAGAAAAAATAAAAAAATTTAAATCTGCGGCAGAGGTGTAATGGTTGCATAATTGACAATCCAGTCAATAGGAGAAGTTCAAATCTATCCTGCCGCTCTACTTTCATTTCCATAATATATTAAATAACTGTAAAAAAACTTTGACATATAAAATATTCTTTGTATATTTATATCAAATAAAACAATAAGAAATGAAAAATTTAATAACATTAGAATTAACACCATTAGAAGCAGCAAAGTTATACAGAGTATTTATTAAATCTGTAAATACAGATAATCCAATTACTCCTTTAGAATCTAAATTGTGGGATTCTAAAAACCAAGCAAAAAAAATAATAAACAACAAATAATGCCAAAATTTAACCCACCACAAATTAATTTTTTTAAGCCGTTAGCATATTATTTAGATTACTATAATATGGATAATAAATTTTTAGGCAGTTTAATATTAAAAGAACCTGTATCTAATAAAATGGGTTTTCACAGTAAAACATTTACAACACCAATTGTGAATATTAGATTGGACAATAAAAAAATTATAAAAGCAGGTACAGATGTATATTATAAGCAATTACAATTATGTGGTAAATACATTGGTACACAAGAAGAAAAAATAAATGCGATGCAACAATCACAAGCGTGGAAATTAAGGTCAAAATCTACATCATAATGTGTACATTAAAAAAAGGTGATAAGTTTAAATTAAATTCAACATCAAGGTATGGTAAAAAAATTATACAATTTGTTGAAGTGATTGCAATTGTAAATAATAGAGTTGTATTAAGTAATGGTGATGAATATCACAAAAATCAAATAAATATATAAAATGTCAGAAACAATAATAAAGTTAGAAGAAAATGATATTCTCTACAGTAGTTGGGGATATGAACAAACCAATATTAACTTTTATAAAGTTAAAAGGTTATGCGGCAAGACACAAGTCGAGCTAGTTAAGATTGAAAAGAGATATGCAGATGTTCAAGAAAGTCATACTACAGATGGTGTGCTGCCTTATCCTGCAGCAGAATTTCCTAAAAAGTTTAGAAGGAAAATATATAGCCATACAAGACCGGGTGTAATGATAAATTCTTATGAATGGGCTACACTATGGGATGGAAAACCTAAACATCAAACCAATTTACATTATGGTCATTAGATAAATAATAAAAGAATATGAATTTTGTAGAATTACTTTATGGTACTAAATATCAACTTAATGACAATGAACAAAAAATTATTTTAAATATGTCTGATGAGATTTGTAATCAAGGCAGATTACATTTTGTGAATAAATATCAACGCGATAAATCTTTGCAATTACACCAAATGAATTTAAATGGTTTTGGTGCTGAACTTGCTTTTTGTAAACTATGTAATATATCTTTTGATTCAACTACAGTTGAAAAAGAAAGCCATTTTACAAAAGTTGATGCGATATTAAGAAATGGTAAAACAGTTGATGTCAAAAATACTGTTTACAGTAGTGGCAAACTAATTGTTAGAACAGGTAAAGAACAAAAGATTGTAGATATTTATGCTTTAATGATTGGTGTATTTCCAAATTTTATATTTTCTGGTTGGGCAACATATAATGAAATAATACAAACAAAATTAATAAAAGATTTAGGTTGGGGAGATGCTTATACATTAAATCAAAGTCAGTTAAATCATTCTTTAATGGTATAAAACACCTTTTTCATTTTAACGTTTTTATATTTTTAGTCGGTGTTTATAAGTCCTCTTGCAAAAGGGGATTTTTTTTATGTAATTTTGTAAAATGAAATCGAACAAAACCGAACATACTAAAAAAGCAATTATC